CGATCCAATCGAGCGGGATGATCACGTTGTCGGACGGCTCCTCGATGTCGATGTGATGCACGCCACTGACGTTGCACGCGGCATGCATTGCGGTGTGCGAGTGATCATGACCGAGCCAGTACTGGTTGGTGACAAGCTCGCTCAGGTTCAGGCTGATCTTCAGCATGGTCTGATCAGGGTTCGTGCCCGGGTAGAGCCACACGGCGACGGTGTAATTGATCTCCATGATCTTCGGCGGGTTGACCGAGATCACGTCGGTGAGCCCCTGACGCGACAGGCTCTGGATGTACGAGCGGATGAAAACGAGTTGCTCCTGCGACGGCTTCGGGTCGTCGTAGTTCGTGTTCATCAGGCACGTGATCAGGATCGTCGGATAGTAATCGTGCTGCACCGAACGGATCGCGGTCACGTCGCGAAGCTCCGGCATCGCGGTCAGCGCCCAGAACTCGTACGCCTCCGCTGTGCCGTGAGGCGACAGCGTGTTCGGTGACAGCCAGATGCGCCGACGATAGCGGTCGTCGCTCTCGCCCGGCAGACGCGGCACGCCGCCGGGATAGCGTGACGCGATGGCATCGAGGTCGGTGCCAATCGCGTACGCCAGAGTGATCGAGCGCGCCGCCTGATTGACGCGGTCTCGCACAAGAAGCTCGAAGTAGGTGCAAGCCTCTTGGTTGATCTTGATCGGATCGAACTCAAGCTCCTCGACATCGTACTGCGCCGCTGCCGGTGGATCGTACAGCGACCAGAGATACTTCAGCCGCTGCATGCGGTCGGAAAGAATCGTCTCCGCGTCGAGCTTCTCCAGCACGATCATCGGCTGCAGGTTCGCAGGCAGGATGACGGAGATGCGCTCCGTCAATCTGTCGGTCAGCGATTGCCCACCATTCGCCATCAGTAATTGCTCCCCGGTACGACGGTGGGTGTTGTGCCTTCACCGAAGGCCGGAGCGCCCGACACGTAGCCCGGCTTGCGCTCCCACAAATTGTAGCCCTGCGAGACCAGACCGACGGCGCGGCGCACCTGCGGCTGATCGTTGCCGAGATGTCCGCGAGGACGATAGACGCCCTCCATCGACGTGGTCAGATGACCGGTGCGCAACTCCTCGGTCGAGGACAGCAACGAGCCGTCCGCGCGCGTGCCGACGCGAACACGCTGGATGCGATAGTTCGGCTCCCATAGATCGATGCCGGTTGCTATCGCCCAGTAGAAGCGCGTGATCGTTGGTTCGGTCGCGTTGTTGCCGATAAGGTGCGGCACGAACGAGCCGACCCAACGCCGCAGAACACGCTCGTGAAACTTCGTCGAGAAGATCAGGAGCATGCTCTGCACCACGTGATCCCACCCGGTCAGCATCTTGCCGGTTGTCCGGTCCATGCCGATGCGCGTGGGGCTCAGCGTGATGCGGCCATACTTGAGGTCCGGCCACATATCGAGCGTTGGGTCGTAGACGAAATCAGCCACGTGCTACTCCGCAGGTGTCGGTCCAACGAAGGGGCGGGAGGGAGCCTCGCGCTTCGGCTCCTTCTTCTTCTCCTTGCCGTTGCCGTTCTTGGCCTTGCGCGCAGCCTTGTTGCGCTCCTTCATCCGCACAGATGCGGGCGTGGCAGCGAACGACGGCGCGCCGGATTGCGTGCGGCGGCTGTACTTCGGAACGCGCTTCGGGTCCTCGTCGCTCTCGCTGCGACCGCGCGTCAGTTGAGCCAGCAACTTCTTGTGGCTGTCGCCGAGCTTGGCGAGCGGGCTGGTGCCGATCAGACCCTGATCGAGCCAGTACTGAATCTGCAACGGTGAGGCGAGGATGTGCAGCCCGTCGTCACTATCGTGCACGCGCATGCCGCCGAGTTCATCGCCGGGGTGAAGGCCCGGGTCGTAGACGAAGTACTTCTGCATAACCATGTGCTTTGCCATCGCAGCTTCTCCTGTTGTGAAGGGTTAATTGTCCGGCGTCCGGACAATTTATTTATCGTCGTTGGGTATCGGGTCCTTGCCGAGAATCGGTGGCCGCGAGAAGATGATCTGGCCCTTCTTCACCACCACCCAATCTCCTGACATCCGCAGCTTGGTGCCCTCCTTATGCGCAGCCACACGAGAATCTTTGCCCACCCGATGCGTGATCCCGCCGTCCTTGTTCATGCGGGATTTCAGTTTCGCCTTCTCGCCGCCGGTGTGGCCTTTCTTCTGTTGCTTGCCGCCACCGCCACCGCCGCCTTGCTGACCACCGCCGCCTTGCTGTTGCTGTTCTTTCTCTTCGTCCTGCAGCCAGTTGTCGTAACCTTCCTTCGTTTGCTTCGCGCGGTAATCGTCAAGCTGGTACGATTCTTCGTCCTGCCCTGAGCCGTCGGCGTGCTCCGGTGTCTTGAAGGTTTTGTTCGGCGCGTACGGCGAGATCATCCCCTGCGTGATGTCGCCGCCGGGACAGGTGATCGAGAGGTTCTGTCCCTTCTTGTAGAAGCGCTGTTCGGTCGCGCCGCCGCGATGGTTCGCGGTGTTGAGCCACGGCGTCAGGATGTCCTTGCCTTGCTTGTCCTTGCCGAGTGACATCCGGAGCTTCGTGCCCTTCACCTCGTGCACGGTGCCGTTCTGAAACGTATCGGCCATGCGCCGCTTCAGGTCGGACATTTCCTGCAGGAGCCTGTTGTAATCCTCGCTCATGACAGTTCGATCCTTATCGCCTTCGAGGTCTTGTCGAGGATGTCCTGCGCGAGTTGGCGCAGCGTACGATCCTGATCGACCACGGTCGTGCCTCGCGCGCGTCGCGTTGCGCTGGTGCCGCTCAGCGTCGTCATCGTGACCGGCAGGCGTTTGCCCTTCTGCACATAGGGCAGGAGGATGCAGCGGCAGTTCGGGTGTCTCGGGTGCCTACTCGCAGCCTCCGCCGCTGGCATCGGACCAGCCGCCTGCATCTCCTCGCAATCCATGCAGACCAACTCGTCGTTCTTCGACACCCAGACCACCAATCGGTTCGGGTCAAACCTGCCAAAATCCGTGCTCTCGCGTCCGCCTTCGAGGTTGCGCGCCGTGTCTTCGAGAAGCGCCGGATCGATGCTCACGTCGAAGGTGAGATCGCTCACCTTGGCGCGCTTGACCCTGAACAGGCCGCGCACTTCTTCCAGCGACAGCCCGGTTGTCTTCGTCAGGTTGACCGCCAGCACCGAGACCAGAGAATCGCCGACATCGTTGAGCCCGATAGCGAGGATCGGCTTGGTGACCTTCGCTGCCTTTTGCAGATGCTTGACGAAATCGAGAAGCTCCGACGTGTCGATGTTGAGTTTAATTCCCTTCGCCATCGATCACGACCTTGTCCTTTTTCTCCACCGGCTTGGCTGTCACGACATTGGTTCGGATTCGCTTCGGCTCCAATAGACCGACCTCCAAACCGATGGCTTCATCGACCTCCATGTCCATGTCGTCAGCGCCAAGCTCGCGCAGGATCGGTGCCTCGCCCTGCGTGTCGGTGAGGTCGTCGCCGAACGCCGTCGCCATTGTCGGCAGGTCTGACGACAGCGGTGCCTTGCCGATGGCGCGCAGGCCTTCGCGGCGCACGCCCAGTATCGCCTGCAACTGCAGCCAGCCCGGCGCTGCGGTGCGGCTGCAAAGCGCCTCGCATATCTCTGCGGCGTGCTCCATGTGAGCCTCCGGATTTCTCTTCGACACCTCGACGAACCTGCGGATCGGATGGTTGTCAGGAACGGGAACGCCCGGCGGAAGATCGCTTTGCGTGTCGCAGACGATGGTGAGTTGCCTTGCGGCCCATCGCCGATCTCGCTCCGCTGCAGCACCTCGCTGTCCGTTGATGCGCATCACCCGGATCACGAAGCCTTTCAGCAACTCGGCCCACTCGTTCCTCGGGTTGCCGAACAGCGAAGCGAGCGCTTGATCCTCGACCATGTCGAGCGCGATCTCCATGCCTTCATCGGTTTGCGGAATCTTCAGCACCGCTTCGCCGGTCTCGCCTGTGATCTTCGATGCGACGCCGACCTCGATCACGAGGCTCACCTCACGATCCACCGTGTAGACATCGGTGCCGTCCACACCCGCGCGGCTGTCGCTGTCGGTGAACACCACGATGTACGGCTTGGCCGCTTCGTTCTGCACCAGCGCCTGACCGAGCGGCGTGTTGTCGCTGTCGAACACGCGATCATCTGCCCACGTCGTGCCACGCAATGCAGCCACTGCGGTGAGCCGGGTCAGCATGCGGATGATGCTCAAGCTGCGTCCTCCAGTACGCGCACGAGGTGCACGTCGGGACGACCGCCGGGCTCCTCGTAAATCCACGTGACCTCGTAGTGCTCGTCGCGCTCAGGAAAAAACACGCGGTCTCCTTTCCTCAACGCGCACAGCTTCACCGGCTCCCATCGGATCGACAGCGAGGTATCGACGATCACTTGCTTGTGCATCGACATGCCAGCGGTCTCGACGTTGCCGCGCGATTGATCGTAGATGCCGCGCGTGATCACCACCTGCCGATCAGGATCGGGGATCGCTTCGCGGTATCCGCTCTTCTGCGTCAGCATCGGCTTCAGCACGACAGCCTCGGCGAACGCATTGTCCACCGCGTCATCGACCGGCTTCATGTCGTCGGGCAGAATCTTCTTGCTAGTTCGACGGGCCATTGAAGATCACCACGAGGATCACCATTGCGAATGCGAGCGCTATCGCCATCAGCACGAAGAAGCGGTCGCGCGTCCACTTACCCATGTTCAATCGTCGCGCTCGTGATCGTCACTTGCTTGCCGACATCGAGCGTCGTGTCATCGAGCACGATTTCGTAATCGTGAATCTGGTCAGGCGTTTGATCGACGCCGACCGTCATCTCATCCACCACGAGCGTGCCGCTGCCGTCGCTGATGGTGCCGAGGGTTGCGACGCCAGCGATGGAGACGTAACCGGTTGTTGGTGACGCAAGCTGCAGGTCTTCACCGACCAGATAGAACGATGGTCGCTGCAGCAACAGCGTGCAGAGGATCACGCGGTTGACATCGCGAAGCTCGATGATGCCGGGACCGTTGCCGCCATCGATGGAGTTGAGCACCGCTTGCATGCGCAGGCGTTTGACGTTCAGTG